TTTCCGGTGTTTTGATGACCGAAGATTTGGCGCAAGCCAAGAGACATGCCGGAGGCCCGTGCGGAAATAAAGGCGTCGAATGTGCCGAATCTGCTTTGAAGATGGTCAATATGGTTGCCTCGTTGGTAAATAGTTGAAAATTGTTTTAGGAATATATATATCCGGTTCTTATGCGATAGTAGCTCAGTCGGTAGAGCACTAGCTTCCCAAGCTGGGGGTCGCGGGTTCGAGCCCCGTCTATCGCTCTTGCTTGTAAGATATTGACAATCAGTGTTGTAGGATTGTCAATATCTTTCTTTTATACCTATAAAATATATGTTTTTTAACGGTAAACTGTATCATTTTATGTGAAATTGTGGCAAAATATACGTGAAAACTTTACAAAAACTCTACAAAAACTTTGTAAAATGGCAAGATTGAAAATCATACAGGATAGCAGATGCGGTAAGGATGGAAGAGCCGCAATAAAAATATCAGTGTCCGCAAAAGGGAATACGGCATACATTCCCCTTGGTATTAATGTCCTTCCCGAAAATTGGGATGCTATAGAAGCTAAGGTTGTGAATTGTGCGAATTGTGAATTCTTTAATAGAAAAATAAAAAAGAAGTATCTTGAAATGGAGATGGGCTTGCTTAATCTCGAATCGACCTCTGATATACGAGCATTTGACGCAAAGAGATTGCGTGATATTCTTGTGGGGCAACCAACAGATAACTCCGAGGACTCTAAAAATCTTTTTGAACATCGGTTTATATTATTTAAAGACTCGCATTCCAATGATGGAACACGTGGACTTTATCAGACAACGCTCAACCGAATGAGGGACTTCGATCCTTTTCTTTCTCGGCGAACATTTGATGATATAAATAAGAAGTGGCTGACTGATTTTGACCGTTTTTTAAGTTTGACGGCGAAATCGGCCAACGCCCGCGCTATACATTTCCGGAACATTCGTTCGGTATTCAATGATGCGATAGATGATGAAATTATACAGGTGTACCCTTTCCGAAAGTTCAAGATAAAATATGAGGAGACGCGGAAGAGGTCTCTATCGGTCGAGGAATTGCGCGAACTTATGGAATATCCATGTGAGGAATATCAGGTCCGATATAGAGATATGTTCATGCTGATGTTTTTCTTGATCGGTGTCAATGCCGTGGACTTGTTTAACGCTCCGACGAGTTCGATTATTAAAGGACGTTTTGAGTATCGGCGGGCAAAAACGGGCAAATTATATTCCATTAAAGTGGAGCCGGAAGCTGCTGCTATCATAGAACGTTACGCCGGGGATAAATATCTATTGAATATCATGGATGAATGTAAGTATTATAAGAACTTCCTGCATGAGATGGGTAAGGGATTGAAAAATATAGGGATGATGGCGAGGTGCGGTCGTGGAGGAAAGAAAATCAGAGAATCGTTGTTTCCAGATATCTCGAGCTATTGGTCCCGGCACACGTGGGCGACGATAGCGGCGGAACTCGACATTCCGAAAGAGACTATCGCGGCGGCATTGGGCCACAGCATCGGCAATCCGACGACTTCCATTTATATCAAATTCAATCAAAAGAAGGTGGACGAGGCCAATAGGCGCGTGATAGATTATGTGTTATATGATAATAGATAGAATAGGCATCCCGGCAAGGTAAATAATCCTGCCGGGATGTTTTTTTATCTTTGTCATGGTTACTTTTAAATTTTAATATTGCTTAGATTTACATTAAGGCGTGTTTGCAAATTTGCATTTTTTAATAACTCAAGTTGTTATTTTGTTTGTTGTGTTATATTTTTCTTTGGGAATCATTGCTTTATGTGTGTTGTTAAGTTGCTAAAATAGTTCATTTTTTGGTGCTTATTTGTCTTTCTTTATTCTGAATAGTAATGAAAACGGGGAAATAATAACTTGGTTTGCATTGTGAATCATGGAGTTATATCGTTTTTTAGTTGCTTAAAACTGTAATGCTCTGATAATCAGAAGCGGGACGATTTTTAAATGGAGGAATAACAACTGTTTTTCTGAAAATTCTAAAATAACAACTGTGGAATTTTGTTTTATATTGTACAGTAAGGGGTGGTTTTGTTGGTTGTTGTGGTGATTGTTAGGGTAATTGTTGAGTGATTGTTGGGAGATTGTGTGGGAGATTTGTTGTGGGGATGGGGACTGTGAGGGGAGGTTTGTTGTGAGGATGAGTTGTGTGGATGGGCTGTGTGGAGGTTTGTTGTGGGGGATATTTGATTTGGGGATTGGTTTTGGTGATGTTTTTGTTTTGGTTTGAGGTTTTGTTTATGCTGTTCTCGTGAAACGGACAAGGGGAGGGGAGGAGGAAATGCTTAATTTGCGGAAAAAATATCAAGTATTATGTTGGCGAGTGCAATCATAGGGGGCGCTGCGGCTGCTTACGGCATCGGGAGTTCGATATTCGGGGCGTCGAAGCAGCGCCGTGCGGCGCGTCGTCAGCGTCGGATCTTGCAGAATGCTGCGGCCGACGAGGCGTCGTGGTATAACCGGGAGTATTATACGGATGAGTTGGACCGGAGTTCCGCGAAGCGGATGCTTCGTCGGGTTGAGGATACGTTGACGAATCGGGCGAATGCGGCACGAGGAGCCGCGGCGGTTAGCGGTGCGACACAGGGGGCAGTTCTTGGGGAGCAGGAGAATGCGCAGCGTGTTATTTCGGACACGATGTCTGGGATAGCGGCTCAGGAATCGGAACGGCGGTCGAATGTTGATGCGATTCATCAGCGGAATCTGTCGAATCTGGCGCAGGGGAATGCGGAGATCGAGACGGCGAATCAGGCCGGCGGGGCGCAGCTGGCGGCGAATGGGGCTCAGCTGATCTCGTCGGGGTTGATGATGGGGTCGGATGCCTATGATGAATGGAGGAAGTCCCAGAATGCCGGGCAAAGTCCCAATGGAGTGAAATGAGGTGTGTAAACTTATAATAGGGAGGATAAATGAATAATATAGGGACAATGAACGGATGAAACGGATGGACGGGACAACGGACGGACGGGGAAGATGAACGGAGAATTGAGATAATGGGAAGATGAACGGATAGAATGGATAATAAACGGACAATAGGAAAAATAAACGGATAAACGGAAATATTATGGCATATTATGATCCAAGAAAGGAAGAGGAGATTTTGTCGGAGCGGGCTGCTGCGGCACGTGCGGGAGATCCGGCGGCGATGGCCGGCGGTGCCGGTTCCGGGGGTGTTGTCCCTGCCGATGGAGGCGGGGCGGATGACTTTGCGGCGGATGGTTATGCCTTGGGGCCGGATGAGTCGTTGACGGCCGGCGGCACGGTTGTTGCCCAGTCTTCGGGTACGACGCGCGCTGCGGGCAGTCCGGGTTCCGGGGATGCCGGTTCGGGGCAGAGTGCGGCGAAACGGGCGGCGGCGGAGCGTGCCGCCACGGAGGCGGATTTGGAGGATTGGTATCGTTATGTTCCGAAGCCGGATTACGAGACGTTGGAGCGTCGGGCCCGTCGCCAGGAGCAGGCGGCGTTGCTGGGCGATATTGCGCAGATAGCGGGCCAGTTTTACGGGACGGCGGGGAAAAACGGGGGTTGGATGGTGCAGCCTCTTGGAAATCGTTATGCGAAGGCTCGGGAGAAGCGTGATGCTGTCGAGGCCCGGAAGCGCGCGGCATGGCAGGATTACGGGGGCAAGCAGTTGTCTTATTTGATGAGCCGGCGGAAGGAGCGGGCGGCACAGGCTGCAGCGGAGCAGAAGAATTTGCTGGATCATAATTATAAGGTTGCGAATCTTACTCTCAAGAGAGAGGAATTGAACAGTCGTAACGAGGATAGGGAGTGAAGGGCGGCGCATGATGATGAGGTGCTGAAGTTCAACATGGAGAAGCATAAGAATGAGCAGAATCTTGGTTATGCGAAGCTCGGGGAGAGCGGTCGGCAGTTCGATGAGAAGCAGAAGAACGAGGGCGGCAAGAATAAGACGACAAGTGTCTATGTGGGCAGGAACCGAGACGGGAGCCATCGTTTTGTCGACCTTTCGCAAGGTTCTTATGACAGCGCAGCGGGGGATATGTGGCGTATCATGCAGAGTAATTATCCGGATTTGGAGAAACGATTCAGGGATTGGGTCACCGGAGAGGCGGAGAAGAATCCGGATCAATTTGACAATGATCAGCTTAGATCCATTTGGGGTGGCGGCTCGGTACAACAACTCAAGACGAGCAAGAATATATTGAATTTTGCTAAGGCTATTGGTGATCAGGATGTTTATGATTTCTTCATAGCCATGGCCGGTCAGGGGAATACTTCGGGCGGCGGTCCTGTGCCGGGAGTGTCGCGGGCGGGTACACCTGTTTCCCGCTATTATGATGCTTATATGGGTGGTGGAAACAGGCCGCAATTATTTGATCCGAATTTTAAATAATAGGGAATTATGGAAAATCAGTATGCTCAAAGGGTTTATGACTGGATGAAGGCTACGGGAGCCGAGATGCCGGAGATGGATACATTCAGTGCAAAGATACAAGACAGTACATATCGGACGCGGGTCTATAACTGGATGAAGGCGACGGGAGCCGAGATGCCGGATTTTGTTACGTTTGGGGATAAGTTAGGGTTGAAGGATTTGTCCGGGACGGATGGCACAAGCACGAGTCCGACGGCAAGTCCTGTCGGTTCCGATATGGGGGCGGCTTCTTCCGGGGTCGGCTTTGATGATTCTTCCGCGGCTCCTTCCGCGAACAACTCCGATGAGAGCGTACCTGGGAGCGGCATGCTTCTCGATCCGTTCGGGTATCGCGACGGGAAACAGCGGCCGCTGACAGGCGTCGATCTGGGCGGCGGCCGTCATGCCATCCGAGAAACGCCCCTCGACCCGCTGGGGACATACAAGACACAGGCCGAGCGCAATCAAGAGGTCGACGATGCCATGCTTTCCGACGCGGCCGGCCGGCTTCAGCATGAGAGGATGGTTTCGGAGCTCGGGGGGACGATCGACGCGAAGCGGGCGGAGATCAAGCAGCGGCTTTCCGCGTTGAATGACCGGGTGAGTGCGCATAATGCGTTGCCGGCGCAGTATCAGGGCGTTTATTCGACGACACCGGAGACGCGGCGGGATCTTGACGAGGCATATTCGTATCATGCCGCGGACCGGATCTTGGAGCGTTCGCGGGGTGTTATCGACGAGGCGGAGGCGGTGAAGCGTGGCGACTTGTCGACGGAGGAGTGGTCGAAGCGTGCGGGCTGGCTTGGTAAGGCTGCGGGGGACTTGATAGAGTTCAAGAAAGGTTATGACCGGGGCTTTTTGAATGCCATTTCGGATATAGGGACTTGGGATTTCGGTCTTCATGATGCGATCGAGATGAAGAATTTGAAGCGTGCGATCGAGAAGAGCGACCGAGGAGAGTCGTTGACGGGCGGCGAGCAGGCTTTGCTGGATGCTGCGGCGACGGAGGCGGTGACTCGGGCGGCCTACGAGAGCGGTATCGGCTGGGGTGCGAACGCCGGCCGGGTGGGCGCGCAGATGATTCCGTTTGTGCTGGAGATGGCAGTGAATCCGGCGGCGAAGGTCGGGACGTCGGTAGGCGAGGGCGTGTTGCGTTATGCCGCGAAAAAGGCGGGTGTGGAGCTCGGCAAGAAGTTTGCACGTCGTGAGGCGCTTGGTGCGTTGGAGAAAGCCGGCGTGGGCCGGGCCCGGCGGTGGATGATGCGGTTGGGATCGCGTGGCGCGGAGGCGTTGACGGATCTTGCTGTGACAGGTCCTTCGATGGCGATGACTACGGGCATTGGTCGCACGGCGGCGGATGCTTTGGACAGAAATATCGGTGAAATCAAGCCTATGTTTAACGAGCAGGGCGAAGTAGTGTATGCCGGCCGTGAAGCCGGTGACGAATTTCCGGTAGCCGGGTTGAAAGCTGTGGGTGCGCAGTCGCTGGAATATTCTTCAGAGAAGATGGGCGATTGGATCGGGGGTCATGGCCTGGTCGACGGCCTGAAACTCTTAGGGCGCAACACACGGGCCGGACGTGCCATTGGAGAGATGAAGCCCACCCGCTGGCTCATGGAGACAGCCAACCATATGGACAAGACGAATTTCGGTAAGGTCTATAATGCGATTCGCCGGCAAGCTTCCGTACAAGGCATTACCGACGAATACCTTGAAGATGTCTTCAATAATGTGATGAACGCCGCCGTCATCGGAGATATGGACTTTTCTACCGGCGAGAACGGTGTGTTTAATTTAGATACCAATTTGGAGACTCTGATCGGAGTTGCCATGCCGCAAGTCTTTATGGGGCTTATCTCCGGCGGATTCTCGGCGGGCCGGTTGGCACGCTTAAGGAAGCACTATAATGAAGCCGATACCCGGGCGGGCATGCTCTTGTCTGGTCTTTGGCCCGAGATGAAAGCCAATATCGACATGGCGCCCGTCGACTCGTATTTGGACGCTATCAAAGGAGCCATGCAGGATCCACGACTGACTCCGGTACAGCGGCAGGCCATAGGCAATTATGCCGTAGCCCTGCAAGCCCGGCGCGGTGCCGATATGGCCGATGCTCAGATTCGGGAGATCGATCCCTACCAGCGCCTTTTCGGGGAGTCGTACGACGAGGGCCGGAATTACGGTCTGTCGGAGATCGGTGTGGCGCGTGTGGAGATGTCGGAGCTGGAGGATAAGCTACTGGGTCAGGTTGGCCGGGAGCGATTCGACGGGTTTATGGACCGCGTGGTCGAGGATCCGTCGGGGGCGATGCGTGGGCTGTATGAGGATGGTGCGACGGCATCGGAGCTGAATACGGCTCAGTCGTTGGCAGCGGTTTGGCAGCGTGTTTTGGGCGGGTCGGACCGGTATGACGAGGAGACGCGGGCTTTGGCCTTGGAGCGGCAGCGGGAGGCAGAGCGATTGGTCAATCCGGATACGGACGCGGTTACCCGGGTACGTCTTTCGGGCGGCGATCCGGTGTATTTGGTAGGCGGACGGTTGGAGATGGACGCGGACGGCGGAATTGATTTGTCTTCGACACGAGCCGCGAGCACGACGGGCGGCATGGTCGTGGTATTGAATCCGGAGACGGGCGGGAAGCGTCAGGTAGGTGTCGAGGAGATTGTCGGGGTTGAATCGTCGGTACCTTCGGGTCGATATATGTCGGATTTGGAGGCGGAAGTTTATAACGGGCGTAATGCGGCGTACGATGAGACGATTTCTGGGGCTTTGGCCGGGGCTGCGGAGCGGCGTCCGGCGGGGGATGCTCCGGGCGGTTCACGGGTATCCGGGGATTATGAGGGCCTGCGTTATGAGCCGGGGGATGCTGTGAGCGTTGACGGCCGCGCGGGCGTCTTGGAGGAGGTTACTCCGGACGGGGTTCTGGTTCGTTATGAGGACATGAACGGTAATGTCACGGGCCGGGAGCTGGTGGATGCGGGTCGTGTCGCTGCGGCTCCAGCTCCGGCAGCGGTGGATGGCGTGGGGAATGCCGTTGCGGGGAATTCGGAAGGTGTTCCCGAAATGCCTAAAAGCGTTCCCAATGTTTCGGAAAACGCCGTTACAGGTGCAGAAAATGTTCCCGAAGCGGTTCCAACTGTCGAAAATGTACAGGATCAGACACCATTGCAACGCATACCGCGTAATGAAAATGGAGAGCCGATGTTTGAGCAAGCCGAAAATCCGGAGCATGGATGGGATGCGCTTGTCGAGTTCAGCGAGGGTGATGCGGAGACCGCCCGGGAGATAGCCGAGACGATGACGGAGGAGAAGCGCAAAGCCTTTGAGAAAGCGCAGAAACTCAAGGCGAAGGGTAAGACCCCGACGGAGATTCTTGCGTCGAAGAAGGCGAACGCGGCGGAGCTGGAGAAAGCACGTGGCGAATATGAACTGTGGCAGAGGATGGCGGGAGTGGAGCCGTCTCGTCAAAACGCTATTCGCGTACAGCAGGAGGCAGAGGCTCGTAAGCTTGCAGCAGAAGGTGCCGAGCTGGAGAAAGCTGCAAGAGAGGAGGCGGAGCGTATCGAGAGTGAAGCAGGAGTTGCAGATGATAGCCGAGGAGGATTAAACGAAAATCAAGGAAATGAAATCGATGGAGTCAGAGGAGAAGCTGTTGAGCCAAAAAATGCTAATCGTTTTGACTATTTCGGTGGAACACTGCAAGAATTGATAGACAAGGCAAAGGAAAGTGCCACAGGACTTATAAAGAAGATCATTGCTCCTATCTCTTCCCGCCTACGTTTGGACTTGTCGGCTATGGGCGTTGAGATTGACAATAGTTACAAACACGTTATTGACAACAATGCCATACGACATACATTGAAAAATCATGGCGTTAGTAGTGAAGAAAAGCGTGGACAACTTCCTATTACCGATGAAGATTTCGGAAGGCTGGAAGATGTTGTATCCAACTATGATAAAATAGAAGTGGAACGTGGCAAACGTGGTAACGATAACATAATCTATTCAAAGACTTACGAAGATGGCACAACCATCTTTGTAGAAGAAAAGCGTGTAGGCAGAAAAGAACTTGCGGCTGTGACGATGTGGAAAATGAAGAACCCCGCTCGCACCGACGCTAATCGCAATGAAGCAACGCACATTTCGGATTTGAGTGGGATTACAGACCGCAAAGATAGTGCGTCTTTGCCGAAAGAACAAATTTCGGGTGAAGAAAGTTCCGTGCAATCTGCTGATATCGGGAATGTACCGACAGTTCAATCGTCTGTTGAGACAGCATCGGCAGCGGTGAATACCGAGCCGACACCGGCACAGGTCGAGGCAGGGAACTACAAGAAGGGCCACGTCACCATCGGAGAGTTCGATATCACCATTGAGAATCCGGCAGGCAGCACTCGCAAGGGAGTGGATGCAGACGGCAAGGAATGGAGTACCACTATGGCCAACGCCTATGGCTACATCAAAGGTACGGAGGGGGTCGACGGCGACCATATCGATGTGTTCCTGCACGATAATATGGACGAGTGGAACGGTCGCAAGGTGTTTGTCGTAGACCAGACTAACCGGGACGGCTCTTTTGACGAGCATAAGGTTATGCTTGGTTTCAATGACAAGGATGAGGCCCTGAGCGCATATCTTGCCAACTATGATGCAACGTGGGCGCAGACGCACCCCGGCATACGCATTTCAGAAACCAATATTGAGGATTTCAACAAATGGATTCAATCGAGTCACCGCAAGACCAAACCATTTGCAGATTACACTACTGTCAGCAAAGAGACGCATGCCGGGAGCAAAACGGAGGTCGAAGAGCGTCAGCCTGCAATGTCTGCAGAAAAAGATGGCAGGGCCGGGGCGGCTCTTTCCGCGTTGGAGCGTGCGGGGTTGGGCGACAGCGATGTGGCCGGGGAGCTTCGGCGGATGCGGGATGCGGAAGATGCCGAGAGCGGAGTTTCCGGTGAAAGCAAGAAAAAGAACGGCGAAGTCGTTGAATCCGGAAAAGAAAGCGTATCTTTGAAGCGTTGGCCGGAGATGAATGCGGAGGAACGTATGGAGGAGGCGGAGAGTCTACCTCTGACGGAAACGGAGATTGCCGGCGCGCCGACAGATGAAGTGAACAAGGCGAACGCCTTGGATTACCTGCATGGCAACCACGGGTTGATACAAAGTTTATCATATTTAAAAGTTTACGAAGATGTTAGGCATAGCGTTGGAGATTCTGCCGCAGATAGCGGCGCAACCGACTTGGCACAGCTGGCTGGCGGAGGTTTTGACCTCGAGCCGGGATTGGACGGAGGAGCAGGAAGAGCGGGCGGAACTGCTTCTGAACGATTGGATAGAGCAGGTGGTGAAGGCGGAGTACCCGCAAAGGACGGACCTGTACAACATCGTCCGGATCGTGCGGAACGCCCTGATTCCGACACTGGAGAGAGAGGCGATCTCGGAATTTCTGAAAAAGAACAACGAGTGGGCGGACTATCTGCCGGCCACGGAGAGCGCGGAAGAGGCGGCGACGGTGGCGGCGATGGACATGATGGCGAGCGCGGAGGAGGCGGTGGCGGCGATCGTGATTCTCGAAATGATGGAAAACGGAAAAGCGATACCCGACAAGTCGGCAATCGCCGCGATGTCGGCAGCCCAAGTGTAGATTCGGATCTTGACGCGGCCCTTTCGGATGCTCTGAGGGAGTTCGACAGCATTCTGGATGAGTTCAAGCGTGCCGGTCGTGGCGAATTGAGCCTGAGCCTTGTGGGGTTGAATGCCCGTCAGATGGAGGTATTGCCCCGCCTTATAGCTGCGGGCGCCAAGGTGGGCTATGCCTTTATCAAGAAAGGGGTCCATGATTTTTCGGAGTGGGCGAAACGGATGCGGACGGCGATCGGGGCGAGGCTGGCGGATGCCGGGCTTAGCGAGAACGAGGCAGACGCCTTCATCCGGGAGATGTGGAAAAGCCGGCTTCCCATGGACGGGGAGGTACACACGCTTGAAGAATGGTCGGGTCTGTTGGGGAAGCAGGCGCTCCGGGCCAAGATAGGCGCGTCGCTGGAAGAAAAGCGCAAGGCCCAGCGGGAGGCGGAGAATATTCCGGTAAAAACGGGAGATCTCGAGAACATCGCGGCCACGTTGCCGTTCCTGCTTCCGCAACAACAGGAGGACGTCCTTAAGGCGGAGACCCAGTTCTTCGACGCGAGCCATAACGACCGCGAACACGCCTATGGGAAAGGCTATATGTTTACCAACGGGACGGGTACGGGTAAAACCTATACGGGCCTTGGTATTGTGAAGCGTTTTATCAAACAGGGCAAGGGACGTATTCTTATCCTGACGCCTTCGCAGACGAAGGTCGGAGACTGGATCAAGGATGCCGGCAATTTGGGCATCGTATTGAGCGATCTGGGTTCTGTTGCCAAATCGAAGAAATCGGGGACTACGGCGGTGACGGAGAAAGGCGATGGCGCCGTTATCACGACGTATGCGAATTTCCGTCAGAACCAGGCCTTGCTGGAGGACGAGTTCGACTTGATCGTGTATGACGAGAGTCACCGCCTGTTGGAGAACAAAGGAGGGATCGGGACGACGGGATCGATGCAGCATTACAAGCTGAGCAACCGGAATGAGCATTTTGCCTTCCTCCGTTTGCAGGAAATCAACCCTACGTGGAAGGCACTGAGATCCAAGGAACAGGAGTTTGACGACAAACGTTCGGCCATGATAGACCGTCTTAAAAAAGAGAGCGGGATCGACAATGAATTCACTTTTGAACAGCGCGGCTTGCTGCCTCCGGCACTCTACGGGACTTGGGATGCGACGGCGGAAAGAAAGTTTCCTTCCTTGTCCGCATTGCGGAAAGAGATCGTAAAGCTGGACGCGGAGTATGGGAAAAACATAAAGCCCGAACTGGAGCGGCAGTCGAAAGAGAGCGCGCGGCGTACGAAGGTCGTGTTCCTGAGCGCGACACCGTTCAACACCCGGGACAATCTGGATTATGCGGAAGGCTATATTTTTTCCTATCCGGAGGAGAGCAAGGCGAACGGTTATGGAGTTCAAAGTCCTCGTTCGCAGTTTTATCTGGAACATTTCGGGGCGGGTTACAAATGGCGATATCACCGGTTGGAGAACAGCGTGGTGAACCCGGAAGCGTTATCGAAACAGGAGGTAGAGTTCAGCGACTACCTCCAACACACATTGCAGACGATGAGCGGCCGGATCATAGACAGCCCGTATGACTATTCGCGGGATTTTCCGACGGTGACGCTTGACAAGGCGGAGGAGTTCAACCAGGCGATGGAGGAACTTTCGCGGGACGAAGCGACGGACCATGCGTATTATTCGGTTATGGGCGACCACAACTATACGACGGCATTGTTCGAGAGCATGAAGGTTTCGCAGATCATACCCCGTCTGAGGGCTCATTTGTCTCTCGGGCGCAAGGTCGTGATATTCCACAGGCGCGTTGAAAGCAAGGAACCTGTTGTTCCACCGTTTAGTGCAATATTTTCGAAGGCAATGGAAGATTTGCGTACCGAGCAGGACGCGGAGAAGCGGAAAAGCGGCCTGCGGAGGGTATCGGCTCTCCGCAGGAAATATTCCGGCTTGCTGGAATGGGAGCTGGGCCTTGACCTTCGGATGCCCCGGGAGCAGTTGTCGGATGCCTTCGGAAAAGACGAAGTTGTGTTTTTCAGCGGCAAGGAGAGCAAGAAGGCCAAGGAGCATGCCGTGGAGGAATTCAACAGGGATGATTCGGGCAAGAACATCATCGTGATTCAGGAGGCGAGCGGCAAGGAGGGCATTTCGTTGCATGACACCACGGGCAGGCATCAGCGGGTGCTGATAACCCTTGCGTTGCCTCAAAGCCCAATCACGGCCTTGCAGATAGAAGGAAGGATTTACCGTATCGGGAACAAGAGCAATGCGATCTTCGAGTATCCGTTGCTTGGACTGAATACCGAACTGATGTTGTTCGGGCAGAAGTTTAACCAGCAGGTGAGTACCACGGAGAATCTCGCACTCGGCTCACAGGCCCGCAACCTGAGGGAGAGTTTCGCCCGCGGTGTGGAGGAACATAGCGGGGATGTTGCTGTCGACAGCCAAGGTTTTGGAGGCAAGGAGTTCGACGCTCCGCAATCACAAGGGAACGATCCGTTCGACAGTGCCGTTTTGGATTACTACACCAATCAAAAACTGAGCGGTAGACGTGACGACCGGGAGGGAAAGGATTACTATCCGACACCGGAGCCGCTGGGCTTCATGATGAGTCGTTGGGGCGGCATCGGGGAAGGGGAGAGCGTCCTTGAACCGAGTGCAGGCCATGGGGCGATAGCGCGTTATGTGCCTCGAGAGAATCCGCTGACGGCCATCGAGCCTTCACAAGGGTTGTTCGGCAAGTTGCAGATCAAGGCGGGCGGCAACGGCCGGAAGTTCGAGAACACGACTTTCGAGAATTACAATGTTGTGAACAAACATGATGTCGTTCTGATGAATCCTCCCTTCGGGACGGGCGGTCGTCTTGCCGTGGATCATGTGGCGAAAGCCTTCCAGCATCTGGAAGAGGGAGGTCGTATCGTGGCGATTATACCCCGGGGGTCGACGGACAAGAAGTTCGACAAATGGTATGAAGAGCAGAAGAATGCGGTTCTGGTTGCGGAAATCGGATTACCGGATATTACCTTCGAGCGCGCTGGCACGAGTGTTCGTTGCCGTGTAGTGGTCATCGACAAGGTGACAAATGATTCGTTGCGTCAGGAGGCGTCGTCGCGTTCGGTTCATCAGGATTTGAGCGGAGAGCGTTATGAGAAGATCGAGGATTTTTTCAATGATATCCGCGACATTTCGGTTCCGGCTCGAACGATAGACGAAAAGGCCCGTCTTAAAAAGAAGGCGATGCCGGTTGCTCGGGAGTTGCGCGGGATGAAAGGCGTCAAGGTCGTTGTCCTGACGGAGGATGGCATATCGGTTTCCGGTTCGGGAGTGTGGACTTCTTTGGAATGGGGAGACAGGAAAGGAGAAACGCTGACGAATTATCTTTCGGAACGGTATAACATCTTCGATGGAAGATATTCTTATGAGGATAGACATGGAAAAGAGCATAGTGCGGCCATCTATGGGGAAATGAAATCCCTTGCCTGCAAGCTTGCGGGTATGACGGAGGACGAGATGCGGAGATATCTCAAGCGGAAAGGCGACGGTCAGGCATATTTCCATCGTGGCGGAGAGGTTGCCGGGAATGACAGTGCGGCGCGTCGTTTGGCGACGGACGCTGTTTTGGGGGCTTTGGAGCGGTCTGGAATCGAAGTGGAGGTTGCTACGCCGGAGATGGTGGACGAGGTGCTGGGCCGGCGAGATGCACGGTTGAGTGCGAGACAAAAAAGAGCACTTGAAACCGTCTCCGTTCAAAAAGCTGAACATCTACAAACCGTCATTTCAAGTGCTGATGGTGCAAAGGTATTGGAAAATCTTGATAATCTCGCAAAAGAATATGAGAAAAATTCCAAAACTAATGAAAAAACTTTCATTGGAGAGGTGGCCAATGCACTTGGAATGACAGACAAGGGGAAAAGTAGTCAGTATGCGACCTTTGAGACCGTGAACGGCAATATAGTGACAATACGGTTAAGCAATCATAATGCGACGGTTTCAAATTTTGATAATAGAGGAGAAACGGAAGGTATCAGCATTGTTGTAAGCGCGAAGAAAAACGAGGGTGTAGCGAATGATGGAAATGCCCACGTCGTGGAGTATTACTATGACGCGATAAAGTTGAGACGTGCGGATGGCAAACCTTTGGTAGAGATTCTGAGATCGTTGCAGCAGGCGCTTTACAGCGGGGAGTTCAAGGATAACACGGGTCTTGCCGAACGTCAGGAGGTGAACGCCGCCGACGGTGTTGAGATGCTGCGTACCCCCCGTGGGACGGTCTACGGCTGGACCATGGGCGGAAAGGTCTATCTGACCCCTGCCGGACTCAATCCCGACACGCCTATTCATGAATACACGCACCTTTGGGCCCTGGCCATGCAGCGGCAGAACCTTAAGGGCTGGGAGAGCATCAAGGACTTGCTTCGCGGGACACCGGTTTGGGAAGAGGTGATGCGTGATGAGAATTACCGGGATATCCGGGACAACGAGGACGAAGTGGTCGGGGAGGCATTGAGCCGTATTTCGGGCCGGGCGAATGGGCGGAAGTTAGAGAAAGAGGCGGAGCGTCTTCTTGAAAAGAACGGCGGCATGCGGGAGACGGTTACGGGTCTTGCCCTTCTGGGGCGGATGCGCGAGGCGTTGAAGCGTTTCTGGCGGTGGGCCGGAAAGAATCTTTTCGGGATAGAGAAGTTCCGGAGCGTAGAAGAGGTTACGGACCGGGTGCTTTATGACTTGGCGAGGGGGACGGACTTACGGACGGGAGAGTCTGCAAGCAATATCGAAACGGTCAACGATCGGTTCAATGAGCAGTTGACAGGGCTGAGGGAAGAGAATGCGGATAGCGTTACTTTCGATCTTGGCAGACCTTCGGTAACGCTTCGTTCGGCTGGCGTGGAAGACAAGCCGATGAAGCTGTACGGAAACAAGGTGATCAAGAAAATGAAAAAGCACGGCTTTACGCTTGAAGAATTGAAAGATTTGCCGCGGGCCGTCAGCGACCCGATAGCCGTGTTCAACAATTACGGGAAGGATGGAAGTCGCGCTATCTTGACAGAGCTTCGTACAAAGCAGGGTAATTTTCTTGTGACTTTGGATTTGGGAAAAGATGCGGATATAGATTTTAATGTTGTAACTTCTGTTTTCGGAAAAGGAGGTACTAATATTGTTGATTGGCTGAACAATGGCTTGGCTACCTATATAAACAAACGGAAAGCACTTGAATTTCTGTCCCATCAATCCGCACCAATCGCGGCAACAGCAGCAAACCAAGCGCTTTCCTCGGCGACAAAGGTAGTTGAAAATTTCAAGAATCCCCCCATCGAAGATGAAAAAAATGCAAATGAGGAGAATTTCGATGGAACCGCCCGTTTCAGTATTGCCCCCGCTACCCCTACTTCGAGGGCCGGAGAGCTATATAACCGGGAGGTTTCTACCGTCACACGTTTCGATCAGATCTTCACACGTGAGGGGTGGAAGTCATTAGGCCATGATATCGACGAGGGCTGGCACGACGGGCTCCGAAGTCTCCGCATATTGCAGGATGCAATAGCCGAGGAGAGTGGCAAAGCGGTGGAGGACTGGGAGAATGTCTATCTTCATGCCCTTCACAATTCGAGTGTGAATAAGGCCCGGTTGGATCAGGCGATGCGGGAACATGCGGATCCGCTTTCCACGTATGTGGGCGAGATGGTGAAAGGGAAAACGTTTGACGGGCGAGCCATGAGCTATGACGATGTGGACATTTATCTGAATTGCGTTCATGGGATAGAACGTAATGAATATATGTCGGCACAGGATCAGGCCGCGGGCAAAGAAGTGAGGGAGGATTATTCGGGCCTGACGGCTATTTTCGACCCGGATGGGAACCGAGGTTTGAGCAAAGAGGAACTGAAACGCGAGGCAGAAGATTATATCGGACGTTTTGAGGCAGCGCTGGGAGATGACTCTATTACGGCGGGGTTGTGGTCCCGTATCGGCGGGATGCGGAAGTTTACGCTTGACACGATGCGTCGGAGCGGGCTTATCAGCCGGGAGCAGCAAACGAAGTTGGAGACGATGTATGAGCATTATGTACCGCTCCGTGGCTGGGGCGGCCGTGTTGCCGACCAGGTTTATGATTATGTTGATGGTGACCGTGGCAAAGTAACTAAGCCGTTGAAAGGGGCGACCGGTCGAACGTCGCGTTGCGATGATATTCTGGCTACGATGCAGAATATGATGCAGAATGCGATTGTGATGGGAGACAAGAATCTTGTGAAGCAGCGGTTGTTGTCTCTGGCGGAGGATCACGTGAGCCGGTTGTTGACGGTTGGGAGCGCCTGGTATCAGAAGGATGCGTCGGGGCAGTGGCAGATGATGTCACCGCAGTTTCACGACGGAATGAGTGAGGAAGAGCGTGCCGATGAGGTGGCCCGTTTTGAAGCGGATATGAAATCCAAAGCCGAAGCGGGATTGGTGAGCCGCCGGCGTGAAGGCTTGGATATCGGGATGCCATCAACGCGGTATCAGGCACGGGAGCACGAGGTGCACGTCTGGCGGAACGGCCGGGAGCTGGTGGTTTACGTGAACGGGAACCCGCGGGCGGCCCAGGCGGTGAACGGGGAGTTGAATCCGGATTCCTCCGGGTGGGCGGATGCTGTTTTGGATCGGATTTCGGTTTTCAATCGTTTTGTTTCTTCGATGGCGACGTCTTATAATCTGGAGTTTGTGTATAGTAATCTTTTGCGCGATATGCAGTCGTCGAACGTGGTTTTGTTTTCAAAGTACGGGGCGGACTATTTGAAAGACTTTGAGCGGGAGTTGAGCGATAATGTTCCAGGTGTGCGACACATGAAGAATGTGTTGAAAGGTGAAATGGAAAGCGCGATGAGTCAATTGTACAGGAAGTATCGGGCTGGGGCGCTCGATATGGGCAATGAGCGGGAACGGTTGTTCAAGGAATTTATAGAAAATGGCGGCGAGACGGGTTATACGCAGTCGATGAGCGTTGACGATTTCAAACGCAGGATGCAGCAGAACATGTCGACGATGAAAGGTCAGCAGCTGAAATGGCGGAAGGTTGCCGAGACGGTGGAGGAGTTGAACCGATGGGTTGAGAATGCTTGCCGTTTTGCGGCTTATTCGACGAGTCGGAAGCGAGGGAAGAGCGTATTGCAGAGTATTGCTGATGCGAAAGAGGCAAGTGTCAACTTTAATAGAAAGGGATCAGGCAGGATGGGCAATAAGTTGTTCCGCGCATTCTTTATGTTTCTGAATCCGGCCATACAGGCGTTGTGTCAGCGCTTGGAGTTGTATAAGAATCCAGAGACTCGCGGCCGGGCGTTGAGTGTTTCTGCAGGTATGGTCACTTTAGGGGCCATGGCGGCTGTTGTCAACACGCTTCTTTCGGCGTGGCTTTCCGGTGGCGATGACGACGAGGAGAATAGTTATATGAGTCTGTCTTCGTGGACACGCAGGAATAATTTCTGTTTTGCGTTGCCTTTTGGCAGCGGAAAATATTGGGCGAGTATTCCTCTTCCACCGGAGGAGCGGGCTTTCTATGGCGTTGGGGAGGCGATAGTGAATCATGTCATGGGATATGATAAGCATGGTTCGTTGAGCGCGGATGTTCTGGAGTCTCTTTCTCAGCTGCTTCCGATGGATATTGTGAACTCTCAGGGTTTCTTCGTGTCGGATGAGAGTATCATTAAAGGTTTTATGAAGGGTATGACTCCGTTTTTTGCAAAACCTTGGATGGAGGCTCTGGTATGGAATGAGGATTTCACAGGACGGAAGGTTACGTTGCAGTCGGATTGGAACGCGAAGTTACCGGAATGGAAGCGCAAGCGAAGTGGCGATGCTCCTATTTTGACGGATGTAAGCAAGTTTTGGAATGAGTTGACAGGTGGCAACGATTATAAACGCGGTTGGGGTGATAGCGAGTATCTGAATCCGGCCGTGGTGGAACATGTCACGAGCGGTTATTTCGGGGGGCTTTATTCTACGGGTGCACGGATATTCAATTTGGTGCGTAATACATTCGATCCGGAAGAGGAGGTGGAGTTGCGCCAGGTTCCGTTTTTGCGGAGGATGGTTCAAAGCAGCGATACGGAATGGGCGCGTCGTCGTTTGGTGACTTCGGAGTTCGATTATTATCGCGAGGCTGCGGAGGATGTCGACCGTCAGTTCATGGGTTATCTGAAAGATGCGGTTCGCGGGACAGGCAGTGTCGGGGATGCGATCGAGGTTACTCGGGACCGGGATTTCGGTATTTACCTTTTGTGGCGCGGAGGCTATGGGCGGGCTTATGATAAGCTGAACACTTTGCGCAGGGATGCTTACAAGTCCGGGGACAAGGAGCGGATCCGGAAGGCCAATGAGTCGATGTATGAATTCATGCGGGGGAGCTTGGAGAGTTTCCGGAAAGCGGAGGAGAGACGATGAGAGGGACCATGCCTTTGTTCGGGTGATATGTGTGGCGAAACAAATGGCGGCCGCCCGGGAGAGGGTGGCCGCTGTTTGTTTGGGTCGTGGGGGTACGGCGGGAGCCGTGGAGGGATCAGGACAACGAAATCTGCATTCCTCCGAAATGCAATGAGGCGGAAACACCCATCGCCTTGAACGCCCGTATCATGGTGGCGAGGGTGATGTTGCGCCCGCTTTCGATTTTGGATATTTGCGCTTTCTTGACTCCCATGCGCTCGCCTAACTGCTCTTGCGAGAGGTTTTGCGCCTGGCGAGCCTTTCGGATGGCTTCGCCGACGTGGTAGACACGGAGAGCCTCCGCGACCTTTCTTTCATGTTCATCTCGCCGAGGGGTGCCTTTCTTGCCTATTTGCTCGTCCAATACCTCCTCAAAGGTGTAGAGTTTAAGATTCCCTATTTGTTCCATATTTCATTTATTTTTGTTTATTATTGAAATACTCTTCGCGTATTGCTTCTGCCTTGGCTATTTCCTTAGCCGGAGTCTTCTGCGTCTTCTTGATAATCCCATGGGTGGCAATTACAAGCGTTTCCCCGTCCTTGTCCCAAAAGGCAAACAACCGGTAAGCCGTTTTGTTATACAGGGTGCGGAACTCCCAAATATCGGTATTCTCCAATTTCTTGAATAGTTCGATATTGCGTTCTCCTAAGATTACCCTATGGATATTGTAACGGATTTTATCCGCTGCGTTTTGAGGAAGTTTCGCTATAAATTTTTTTGCTTCCTCGGTCAATATCAATTTAAATATTTGGTGTTCCATACTCTTTGTTTTGCCTTGCAAAGATATGGGGATATTTCCATATAAGCAAACATTTACAGGGTTATTTTGTTCAGATGGGGTATTTGCCACTCTGTTATATTCCGAAGAGGCGGTATTTGCGGCGGATTCGGGCGTTTCCGGCGAGGTGGAGGATGTTCTGGAGCCGGGAGGCGTATTCGTCGATAGCGGCTTGATATTCGGCGGCGATGTCGGGCCGGACGGCGAGGGCCCATTTCCAAAGGACGTATTGGACGAGGTAGTCGAATACGGCCCGGCGGAGGGGCTGTTCGACGTCGGGGCGGGAGGATGCGAAGGTGAGTCTGGCCATTTCACCTTCGACGGTTACAGAGGGGTGGCATCCGTTAGATCGTCCGCTGACGTCGATCCAAAGGAGCGGGACTCGGTTGTCGTCGAAGAATTCCATGTCTGCGGCGGGGAGTATTTCGAGAGCCCAGAGGACGATCTGATTGAGTGCCGTGGTGGCGAATACGCGGAGTTCGTCGATGGCTTCGGCGGGCGTCTGGAGGATGGCGGCGTCAATGTCCTTGGTCTTTTCGGCTTCACCCCTCCACCAAGCTCTCATCATGACTTCTTCATATACCTTGTCGAGGTAGATCCATACGTGTATCCATGCGTCCGGGTGCGGGTTTGCACAGGGCCGGTTGTTGATTTTCATTTCCATGTCTGTGGTTTGTTTGTTTTTCTGTGTTTCGGTTATCGGTATATGTTTCGGCGGTTCTTTCCGCGTCGGTTGAGGAGTCGGGCGATTTCTGCGGCGGCTTCCGAGGTTTTTTCCTGATAGTATTTTGTTCTCTCGTCTTTCAGTACGGCGGCCCATTCGGCGACGATGGATTGTGCGAGGAATTTCTCTATGGCGGGGAGGATTTTTGCGGCTTCCGCTTCGGGGAAGTTGGCGGGCATTTGGAGGAGGAGGGGCTGTTGGTCGTCGTCGGCGAGGGTGATTCGGCCGTATCGGAGGATCACGTCGTTGAGGGCGGCGACGGCGGCGGCGAACTTGTTTTCGAAGAGGGTGGTTTCGGAGTCTCCGACGTATCCGCGTTCGATGTCACCGTCGGCCTTTCCGGTCCAGGCGGTTTCGATTCCGACCTGTCGTCTGATTTTTTCTTTGGATATTGTCGTTATTATTTTCATTGTCTTTGTTTTGTTGTCGTGGTGTTTCGGTTTTCATGCTTTTCGGGGTATTCCGTCGGTTTCGGCGGCGCGGGTGTCGTCGGCCATGAGTCCGGCGATGCGCGGGTTGGGTGCGGTCTGCTGCATGGCCTGCATGTATTCGTCGGGGATCGGCTGCATGGCCTGCCGGGCTTCGGCGGTCTCCTGCTGGCGTCGTTTGAGGGTCTCGATGAGTCGCGGGGCCCACGGGTAGCTGGAAGTCTCGAGCATGGTCATGACGTCGATTCCATGCTGCTGGTACAGTTGCATTAGGAATTCGTTCTGCATGTCCTGATATGCGGGGGTGTTTCCTCCGTCGGCGATGCGGAGGTACAGTTTTGCGTTCTTGACCTTTTCGGGGTCGTACCATTTGGCCTCTTCCTGATAGTCGTTTCCGGCGATGTCGATGTACTTGCGTTCGTTGTAGTACTGCTGGATGGTCATCATGAGCTTGTAGTCGCGTTCCCTTCGGAAAGCGCGGAAGGAGGAGAATATGCCTTGCATGTTGACGGCGGAGTTCTGGGTCTGCATGTTGTACATGGTGGCGGAGACTCCGGCCTTGGCTTCGTGTCCCTGCATGGCGGATCCGACTCCGGCGATGTCGTTTATGAGCTTGAGCTGGAGTTGAAGGAGCTCGAAGTCACCGGCGGCGACGGCGGATGTGTTCCATTGCTGGACGACCTGCTGGACGGAGGTTCCGTTTCTCGGTCGGACGAAGAAGACGCCGTTGTACCGGGTGTATTCGTCGATGATTTCCTGTTTTGACATTCCTTGAAACGCGGTCTCGTCGACGACGAGGAGTCCGCGGGCGGAGCTTCCCCGGATGAAGTCGATCTGCATGAGAGTGCGGTTGATGGATCGCTGCTGGTCGATGAATTGCTCGACGTAGTTGTACAGGCGTCCGTTTCGGAGTGGATACAGGCTGACGGCGTAGTTGTGGGAGTGGTGCCAGAATGGGGAACGACCGGTTTCGAGGATGTCTCCGGCGGGGGACAGGTAGTAGTATTGCCAGTATATTTCGGTTTTGGGCTCGTACAGGACGGGCATCGCGTTTCGGGCTCCGATTCCGGCCTGCTCGGCCATGGCCTGGCGGTTTCGGTTTTCGATGTCGAAGGTCCGTCTCCAGTGAGGGGAGTCGTCGACGAAGTCGGTGGTTCCGCGGAGGGTGTCGTGGACGAAGAGGGCTTCGCGGTATTCCTTTCTCCATACGAGGATGACGCGGTGGCGGTCGGTACGGGCGGGGCGGTAGAAGTCGATGTTTCGGCGAGTGTCGTCGTCTTCCATGGACTGTGGGTCCTGTGATTCGAGTCCGGGGTCTTCGTATCCGTATATGTCGTCGATGTATTGCATCATTCGGGTCCTTTGTTCGGGATCCTGGGCGTTGGCGAAGCGGGCCTTGATGTCGGCGAGTGTGGCGTCGAATAGTTCTCCGATGATGCGGATGTCCCATGCACGGGCGTCTCGGCTGTCGGTATTGAAGAAGCAGCGGTCGTATTCGACGTTGTATATCCATACGTCGGAGGTGTACTTGTCTTCGTTCCATCCGTATTCGATACGTTGCATCTTGATTCCGGAACAGAGGGATGAGATGAAGGTGTCTGCGTCGAGGACGTCTGTCGCGTTGTTGTCCTGGACGTATTCTATGGCGACTGACATCATGTCGCCGGCCTTAGCGTTCGCCTGGTTGCGGGATGAGACGACGGTTTTGGGGACGGCGCCCTTGAACTGGCCTTCGATGTTGTTCATGATGGGTGCGATCATGTTGTTCTTGAGGGGCTGGTTTCCCTGGCTTCTGATGAGCTGCTCTTCGGTGACGGATCCTCGGCCGCATGGGTCGGGGACACGGTCGCCCCACTGGTTTCCCCATGCGTATCTGAATGATCGTTCGGCCTTTTGGCGGACGCCGTCGAGGGAGTTCCAGCATGCGGCGGCGTCTTGCAGGAGCGTCTCTTCGCGGCGATACGGGCAGGAGCCTGCGGGGCGGTTGTTCCGGGGACGCCTGCGGGGGTCGTCGTGTATGGGACGGGCGGATGCCGCGTCTCGTCTAAGGAATTTGTTCATCTTGTTGACGGTTTATGTTGTTGGAGGGCAAAGATCTCCGTTTCCGGACATTTTTGCGTGTCTGTTTCACGATTACTGTTCTTCTTCGATGACTACGTCCTGCTGTCGGAGGCCGCCATAGAGGGATTTTCGGAGAGGTTTTTTTCGGATGCTTCCGAGGACGCGTAGGCGGTTTTCGAGTTCGGCGAGCCGGTTTGCGAAAGCGGGAGCCTCGTCGGGTTTTACGGAGAGGGCCCATTCGCGGGTCGCGAATGCGGCGATGAGGTCTTCGGACAGGGCGGCGATTTCCTTGAAAGATTCGGTCGGCATGTTCCGTGTCGCGAGGATGGTGAACTCGAATTGTCCGGTCTTGGGATGGTCGGGGAACAGCTGCCATACGGTTCCGCCGAGGAATTCGGTTCCGAGGTTCTGGTCGTCTCCGGGGATTTGGCTGCCGGTTTGGCTTGCCGCCGTTGCGGCGGGTTGGGGCATTATCTGCACGGGGTCGTAGTATCCGGTGGCGATGATTATGTCTCCCGGGACGAGGTCGACGGCCTTTCCTGATTGGGAATGTTTTTCGGTGAGGGTGAAGGGTTGGACGACAGTCGCCCATTCGCCTTCGGGCCGTTTCACTTGTGCATCGGCGAGGGATGCGACGGGGCCGGCGTACATGTCGTCGTCGGTGTCGGGGACGACCTCTTCGATGCAACGGGTTCTTCCGATGAGTCGGGAGAGGGTCGCGGTGACGTGTGTCGTGGCCTGCCGGATGTTGTCGAGGAGCATGTCTCGGTCGTCGGGGCTTGCCTGCAGCATGGCGGCGACTTCTTCGAGTCCCTGAGCGGTTTTCCTGCTGTCGCCGATGTAGAAAGTGCTGGTGTAGATCTTGTCGAGCACACGTGTCGCCCGGATGTTGTAGTGTACGGTTTTCGTTCCTTCCATAGTTTTTGATGTTTTTAGAGATTGTTTTTATTAAAGAGTTTTTGGGAATGTTTCGGCGGCGTCTATTTCTGCCGCCGTGATCCGGGTATCCTTCCGGGCGGTTCCTCCGATGGCGATGATGATCCATCGGTATGCGCGTGTGAGGAATTTGGGGAGGGTGATGTCCCGGCTCGGGCGGGTTATTTCGGCGGCGGATGCGAGGGAGAAGTGGAGTGCGTCGTTGCTGCCGAGGAGGTATATTCCGGCGCGTTTTCCGTCGGGGTTCATCCATGCTCGCAGGGCGAGCTGGATGGCGTGCTTGTAGGCGGTTGTCCCGAGGGGCTGGGGTCGCGTGATGAGGAGGAAAGGGGCGGATGGCGTGGTTCCGCCGTCGAATCGCCAGAGCTGTGTTCGCGGGGAACCGTCGGAGGCGGAGTCTTTTCGGAGGAGGAGGCACCATGCGGTGCGCGCGGCGGCGGCGAACCAGGAGCCGGAGATCTTGTGCCAGGATTGCGAGGCGACAGTGTAGACGTATGAGAATGGGAAGTGTGGGTTGGAGAGGATGATTTCGTCCTCTTGCGTGTTGTGGACGGCGATGGCTTCGGGGAGGTATTCTTCGAATGGGGTGTCGTCGGCGGCGATGTCGGCGAGTCCGGTGGCCTCGGCGAGCTGCGCGAGGGTCTTGGAGTTGGGGATTTCCTGACCGGGGATTCCCCGGATGCTTTCGGAGAGGGATATGGTCTGGTCTCCTTCGATGTATCGGAGGGCTCGGGCTGTGGTGTAGACGACTCCGCGGCCCGCGGCGGCGATGGTTCGGGCGTTGGGTGCGATGTCGAGGGAAACGGGAGTAGCCCGGGTGTATGCGATTTTTCCGGAGGTGTCTACGGAGAGGGCGTATATGCCGTCCCGGGTGAAGACGTAGAGGGGCTGTTCGCCGAACTGCCCTTGTGAGAGGGTGACGACGTTTGCCATGAGCGCGACGACGGGTTCCTGCCCGACGGAGATTTCGTTTTTCCCGCCGAAGAAGAAGGGGTTGGCGGGGTTGGAGACTTGTATGACGGCGGGGAGCGGGCGGTAGTCTTCGCAGTCGGTGAAGACGTCGTCCCAGTATCCGGGTCGGTCGGCGTATCGTTCCCAAGGCTGGGTGTCTACGGGTTCTATGCGGTCGTTGAAGATTCGTGGGACGCTTTCTGCGGGCCACGGGAGCATTTCTTCGGGCCGGATTTTGCAGTATGCGTAGTTGTGGAGGTCGTGTGGTCGGAGGTCGAACTGTCGGACGTAGTCGACGGTTTCGTGTGTGCCGCCTCCGGCGTCACGCCGGAACGTGACATGGATAGCCATTTTGTATGCCCGGCTGTCGGGGTAGCTGAGGATTCCGTCTATGAAGTCTTCGTAGGTGAAGTAGACTTGTTTGTAGACTTTGGCGATGTCGTTTCCCTGCATTTGCATGGATACGCAGATGTCGGCCTTGGCTTGGGAGGGTCCCGGGGTTCCGTCGAATTCCGCCGCGGCGGAGAGGGAGTTTCTGAAGGAGATGATTTCGGGCATTTTTTCTTTTGCCCCGAAAAGGTGTATGCGTTGGTTGTAGACGTGTATGTTTCCGTCGGCCCGCAGTGTTACGGCGGCGTCGGATGTCAGGGATTCCTGCAGAGCGAGTTCGTCGGCCGCGGTGGTTTCGGTCTGCCACATGAGTTTCCCGTCGAGGCCGAATCTGGCGCATAGGTGGAATGCCGGGATTTCGTCGAATTTCTTTCGGTATTTTTCGGTGTACATCAGTCCGTCGGAGAAGAAGGTACGGTTCGGGTTTTCGGGGTTCGTGCTCCAGCTTTTTATTGAGGGATCTCTGTCGTTGAACTCAATGATGTTTTCGGAGGCGTCGTATACGGGATCCGCGTCTCCGTTTCCTTTTCCGACGAACCGGAAGTTTTCGCCGATTGGCGCGGGCAGGGAGATGGCGGGTCTCCAATATTCGTATTGTATGTCGGTGCCGTCGGCCCGGGGATGCTTGGAGAGTTCGAAGAACGGGATGGAACCGGAGGTGAAGAGGCTGATATCGGTGATGATGTCTTTCCAGTCGGAGAGGTCGATGCCGGAGAATGTGAACGTGGGGATGAATCCGAGGCTGAATATTTTGAGACGGATGCCGGAGGTGTATCCAATGAAGAAGTTGTTTGAACCTCTTCCGATGGTGCCGTAAATGGGGGACTCCCGGTCGATGGAGTATCCGACAGAAGAGGAGAATTCCCGGGGGCAGTAGATGGTGATGAGGGGGGATGCGACGATGAAAGAGTTGTCGAAGAGGCGGAATGCGATTCTGAACGCGGCGGCGTCGACGTACCCTTTGTCGTTGTGTATTCCGTTGTAGCATTTGGCGATGTATCCGGCGGCTTTTTCGTCGAATTTCATGAGGGCCTTGGAGTATCCGATGTTTGTGGTGCTTTCTTCGGTCATGTAATAGGGTTCGGTGTTATATTTTTCGTCGATGATGGTGGGACCGGAGAGGGGGCCGACGATGTATTTGAAGGTTGAGACGTCGAGTTTGAAAATGTCTTTTTCGGGGATTCTAAGGTTGTATTGGCTTTTTCGGACGGAAATTTCGATGTTTGCGTCTTCGAGGGAGGGGAGTACCCCGAGCCATTTGTATTGCCCGTTTTTCCAGATCATGTATTGCATTCCGGAACGGGCGGCCAATGTGACGGAGTTGCCTATGACTCCGATGTCTGTGGCGTCGATGCTATTGAGGCTGTTTTGGAGTGGGGTGTCGTATGCGGCGTAGTCTTCGTCGAGGATGCGGATTCCTCCGTCGGCGGATAGGCAGAGCCATTTCCGGGCTGCGGGGTGCCACAGCATTTTTTGGATGTCGATGTCAATGGAGGTTTCGAGTCGGCGGTTTGCGGCGGGGATGATGCTTCCGTCTCGGAGGCGGGCGTCGATGAGTTCGGTGCATTCGCCGGGCCGGGCGTTGAGGAGGTCTGTGGAACGAGTTATTCCGAGGAACGGGATGTTTATTTTTGCCATGTTTGTCTTGGATTGCGATATGAATATCGCAAAAGTATGGCTGCAGGGGTCGGGCGGGTTGTCCGGTTTATGAAAAGTGGGGCGGAAGGATTCGGGCGGGTTATTTGGAGGCTTGGTCTTTTTGTGCGGCGTTGATCTGTGCGATGATGGAAGTGAAGTTGTTTGTGACTTTTGCGGTTTCGGTTTCGGCGTCTTTTGGGGATGCGTTGACGACGGTCTTGTATGCTTCGGCGACGGCTCTCGTGGCTTCGGCGATGAGATGGATGTTCTGGCATTGCGGGAGGATTTCGTAGATGCGGGAGATGCACCGGTCGAGGGTTCGGCTGATGGCTTGGAGGTTTTCCTGCCGGGTTTCGTTGAATGGGCCGGGGGATGGGTCTTGGCTGTCAGCGTCATGGATGGCATCGGCGGAGATCCGGGGGACGATTCCGGACCGGTCGGAGCATTCGGGGCGGTCTTTCGTCGCGGAGTTTTTCTTGTACCACCATGCTTTGAGGGTTGCGGACTTTATTCCGGTCCGGTCGGCGGCGATGTTGAAGTCTCGGCCGGACCGGGCGATGATTTCGAGGGCTTCGGCGATTTGCCTTGCAGAGTATCTTTGCCGGGGTTTTGTGGGTAAGGGCTTCTGTTTCATGCTTGTGTCGTTTTATATGGATGCCTCGCTGACGATGCGTGGGCGACGGTACCGGGAGGATTGCATGGGTACCGGGAGGGGCCATTTGTGGCAGACCCGGTTTCCGATGGCGGTTGCCATGACGCGGTCGTCGTGACAACCGTCGACGGCTCCCATGACCTTTTTTTCGAGGTCCTTGTATTCGTATTGGTCGAGTTCGTCGCAGGTGTCGATATCGTGTTCGATGTACATGCCGTCTCGGAGTGCGGCGTTGAGGTCCGTGATGATGAGCGGCTTTGTGGAAGTGTTGGTGTGGAAGCCCCATTTTTTAGGCGCACCCTTCCGGATTTGTTCCGGGGATGTGCGGGAGTAGAGGTTGTCGTATATTTCGGCGATTTCTTCGAGGAGGTATTCCGTATTGTCGGAGGATTCGAGCTTGTTGCTTTCGATGACGAGGAGGGCGTGATTGTATGCTTCGGAGATGGTGACGGCGATCCAAGGGATGTAGTCTGGGTCGACCCGTCCGTGCCATGTGCATACGACTTCGGGGACGCCTCCGGTGATCATGGGGAGGCGGTCGAAGACCTTGATGTATGAGAAGTCGGCGGCATCGGAGGTTCCGGCTCCAGTGTCGACGGCGACGACGTATCTGTCGCGGTAGTTGTCGACGACGGGCATGTACCATATCTTGCAGCAGCAGGAGGCTGTTTGCCGGGAGAAATCGGAGAGAGGATGGAACCGGACGTCTTCGAGGGCTCCGGGGCCGCGGGTTTCCCGGCCGGCGAAGTTTCCATATGCGACGGGGTCGCAGCATGTGGCGCGGGCGTTTTGTACGTATGCCTTTCGGAATACGCAGGTTCCGGAGGTCTGGAATGCGTCGTTGGCGGTGGTCGGGTATTCGGTGCACATTCGCCATGGGTCGTTGACGAACTGCTGGGCGGTCTGCCGGTACCAAGCTATGGCTTGGCAAGGCATACTTCTCAAACCGCTATAAATTAGCCTATAACTATTTGTCTATCAATGCTATTCAAAATAATGTAAATTTGCGACTAACACAGAGGTAACATATTCGTCAAAAAGCAGATGACGGAATACACTCGGGACTGCGAGAAAATCAACCGCCGTCTGGAAGCGGGGGAAATCTCCCTGTATGTCGAAATCGGACAAAAAGACGCCCGCCCTTGCTATGTGGATAAAGCCTTGACGCAAGGCGCAGCCGACGGCACGAAATCCGAGGCTGTTCTCACTCCTGTAGAGAAATTGGAGAAACAAGACGCCCGCAACAAAGAAATCGCCTTTGAAAAGACAATCGAGGACACCAAGAAACGCATTTTGGACGTGGATATGTCCGAGCGGAAGTTCGGTGCGGACGAAGACAAGATGATATATTTCTTCCTGCTCTCGTCCGTCCGAAAGGAGAATTTCTCCGCTCTCGGCATTGAGGGAACCCACAGCCCCTATCTTTCCGAGGAAGAGAAGCTGTCAATCATCGCCAATCTTTCCGCAAAGGAGAAAGCTATCATACGCAGGGATTATCTTATCTCCAACTTCAAGAATGCCTGCCGCACCAACGCAATTTCAACATTGCTGATTGACTTTGCCAATAAGCACATGCTCGAAGAATTTGCCGAGATTGAGAACGGACACAACGAGACCTACGAGAAACGGCATCAGCGTATCGAAGAAAAGAAAGCCGTCCTTTCCGTAAAGGAAAAGGCTGGCGAGACCACCACCGAAGCTGATGTTCCCAAGCAGGAAGCAGAACCCGATGAAGAAAAAGGCATCCCGACCGATGTCACAGCCACGGCTGAAGAAGCCGCAGCCTGACCGGTAGCTGTTTTTGTAACGTGATGATGTGTGCAGGGCGGAGAAATCCGCTCTGCCTTTATGTATGGCAAGACGGAGGTCGCCCTTTATATCCGGCAATGCTTCCAGTACACCCTCTTTTATGCTCCATGCCTTTTATAATCGTCATGCCTTTATTACCGATTCCGGTCTTTCCTTTTATATCACATTTTCAATGGTATGTATTCCCTTCACCATCACCGGTTTTGTTTTATTAGATGCAAAAGTCGGCTATCGCGCCGGATCCGACGGCTTGAAGTGCATTTCTCAAAAATTCTTCCTCCACCGGAGCGTAATTTTCTCGAAAAGCCGTCGTATTCGGCTGTCCCGATAACCGTGAACGGCATCCATAAAACTCCAAAACGGTTCCGGCAGAAGGAATCGAAGAAAGGGATATAATACAATCCACTAACCAATTCACAGATATATGGAAAAAGAATACATTATGCAGGTAGCCGACACCGCTGTTAGACAACTGTTGGCATCAATTCCCACTCCCGTTTTGTGGTCGTGGGGCATACAACGACCCTTCTTCGCCACTGTTCACAATGGCATGCCGGCAGTGAAATTCAAGGTCAACGGCAGACTGCACAAGGGCTATGTCATTATCGCCCTCAATGAAGGTGATGATTATTATGAAGTCTACCTTCAGAATAAAGACAAGACAACCCTTGTGAGGGATGAAGTCTGTTTTGACGAACTTGGAGAACTTATAGACCGCCACATCGAGAGCGGTGACGACAAGGAGGAATACGGCAGATTTTGCGAAAGTCAACTGAATAAGCTCGTGACAGAGTAAGGACGCAAGACTGATGAAAGGTGACGGGATGTCGTGGATGTCCCGCCGCCTTGCCTGCTGCGGACGTAAACCGCTTATAGCCGCGCCAAGTAACAGGCTGTTGCTTGGCGTACTACTTCTTAGACTTTCCAGAACTGACCGGGAAGCATACCTTTTATAAATGCTTTCATTCCTCCTTTTTCTTCCATGGGCCGAGCGGGCCTTTCCAGCGCCCGCGATCAAGCTGCACGTTGGCTTCGTTCAGGATGCGGAACACGCTGCTCCTGCTACGGAACCCCGACTTCTTGAAAATCTCGTCGATGGGGAACCCTTCAAGATACATATTGACGACACGCCTGTTGCGCTCGGCACGGCTCACCGCCTTGTCGCTGATACTTTCGATATGTTTCTTTATCCGGCTTATATGCCGGGAGGATTTACGGATTGCGTTGGCTTCTTTCGGGAGCAGGGCGATGGCTGTAAGCACGTCACCGGTCTGCGTTCCGGGGAACAACTCGTTACCCGAATCTATCCTGTCATGTATGGAGACAAGCCTTATGTTCTTCAGACGGCAGAATTCCAGAAAAAAGACGAGCTGTCTCGCACCGCGCAACGCATTCGACAATTTGGGAATGACAACGGTATCTCCGAACTGAACCCGTGACATGAGGCCGTCCCATTGCGCCCTTTCCTTATCACCCGACAACAGTTCCTCCCTCACAATTTCCACGCAGCCGAAGTCCTTCATCCATTCGCTGTCGGACGAGAAGTCCTCGTAACCGGGAGCCGTCATTATGTATCCTATTTTTGCCATTGTATGAAAGAGTATGATTCAGAGTGCAAAATTAGCCAAATAATCCGACAATCAATCAAACTCCACGCAAAAACAGCCGTCACGGCAGCATTTTTACGATTATTTGCCCAATGTGAATTTTAATGAAACAATTTTTATGGGAATCATAGAAGATTATCCGGTTATACCGGCAGATTCTCCGCAGCAAAAACGCAGTATGACTTATTGCCTTTCAGGTCTGTCTTTCAATGTCTTTGTTTCACAACTTCAAATGTTGCAGACCGTTGTGGGAATCATATTCAGAGTATGATATTTCAAATAAATATAAATCTGAATACGATTGTACTTTTGTGTCAGAATTATACTCTAATTTCGCGGCATCAACCAATTACTCATGCGAGAAAAACAGATATTGATATGACTGATTATCCGTCAAAGACGACAATGTTGCGGCAGATTGCCGCTTTGCTGCCGGTATTGATACTGGCGCTGTCGGTTTCCGCCTGCAAGGACGTAGACTCCGGGACAAGGAGTTTTCCGGATGCTGATGACGCGCTGGCAGATTATGAATCTTTCCTGCGCTCTGTCTCCAAACGAAAGGCTCTTTCAACCCCGGAACTTGTTTCTTCCGTCATAGAGTGGAAAGCCCTTGACGATTCGGTGAGTGCCGCCATGTTCCGTGACAGCTTGCATGCGGACCGTGCGGCTGTCGACTCGACATACCTGTCCCTACGTGACTCTATCACAAACAAACTGGTTTCGCTCGCCGGCAGCCGCGAACGTTCGTTCCGGGATTATCTCGATTTCGCGCTGGCAGTCAACATACCGAAGCTCGACTCGCTCTCAAGGCAGTTCATGGTGTCGGCGCACAAATTCTATGCCTCGATGGATTCAGTCCCAGTCTTTGGCCTGGATAATGTCTCCACCATCGGCAGGTATGAGGACATCCTTGACGACGCCGCACACCGGGGATTCCGGAACAAGCGTGACCTGTTCACGTTCCTGCGCAATGAGGACAGGGCTTTCCGCTCGTTTCTCTACCACCTGCCTACTCTCGGCAATATCCCGCTCGCCAAAGTCTGTGACGGTTCGTCCGCACTGATGAAGGAGATAATCGGGCTGTGCCTGGGAGACAACCCGTCGTTCACGACCTAGGAAGTCGTGATACTGCTGACGATGCGCAACAACCGGCGTCTGCTACAGAATGCCCTGCAATGTGTCAATGACATCAACAACCGCAAGGTCAAGGGCGGCGACCAGGCTGCGGCTTACTTATGGATGCTGCTCCAACCCTGGATCTCGTTTGATGGCTTCGCACTCTCGCTTATGAGCGACGCACAGACAGGCGTCTTGCGGACATTGGCCTCGGAAACACCGAAATGTATCGTCCGGCTTGGGGAGCCGCAGATCCCCATTGATACGGACGAGCTTCCCACTCTGCTTATCAAGACCGCGATAACCAATCTATGATATACGACATAAACATACGATTATGCTGAAACATAAAATTGAAAGGTTCCTCACTTACATTTCCATGCAGATGC